TGGAGGCGCAGCATCAAAGAACACTTTGGATGCACATGTGTTTATTGCGGAATTACTTATGACTTACATGAACTTACTCTTGACCACGTACATCCTCGTTCTCTTGGGGGTGAAGACATCACATCAAATGTCGTACCAGCGTGTGCCTGTTGTAATCAGGAAAAAGGAAGCTCCCATTGGCGCTCTTGGATGAGAGAGCAGTTTGGAAAAAACTTACTTAGAGAATCACTTATTTTATCCCACATTAACTGATGGCGTCGCCTAATTTTGCGAAGAAAAACCCCTTTATGGGAATGACTGTCGCTCAAATGAAAAAATACTACGACAAAAAAGTTCGTGGTAAAGGACTTAAAGCAAAAGACCTGAAGGTCCTTGCAGACCAAATGCAAGCTGCAAAAAAAGCAGCTCCCAAACCTAAAGCTGCTACATCGAAAACTTCTACAAAATCTACTACTACTAAATCTACTACTACTAAATCTAGTACTGGTTCAGGCGTTACTGGTCAATACCGCAAGAAAGGTGATCCCGGACCTGCTGTGGTTAAAGAAGGCAGCCGAACTGGTGCATCCGTAGACCCTCGTGAGCGTCAGCTTCGTAAAAACCGGCAGGAAGCTGAGCGTGGTTCTACCACTGCAGGTCGGGCAAACATCAAAGCCCAGGTAGACGCTGTTAGCGGTTCTGGTAGGCGCAACCAACGTCAAGTTGAAGAACGTCGTCGTCGCGCACGTCGTCGCGCTATGCTCAAAAACCGTCGTCAATTGCTCGCAAGTCGAAACTACGACATGTAATTTATGGAAGCTCAAATACTAAGACACGTTCTTGGTAGGTTTAAGAGTGTAGATACGCAACCTTTTCGTTCAATTATTCCTAGGGGAGATGAGATTCCTGATTCCTTAGACAAAGCTTTACTTACAAAAACACCTTTTGTGCGGGACGAAAAAGGCGCTGTACATCATCTTGCATACCAAAAACTAAACGATACAGAAGTCGAGTTAGTCCAAGAGCCGTCGCCTCTTCGATTTAAGGATGACACCTTTAATCAAAGCATATATGACTTAAACGACGGTCAACAAGATTTTGTTAAACAAGAACTATTTTCTTACATTCGAGAAACTGGTGGTACTAAAGGGTTTGGTGCAATTCTGATTGACGGTCAACGTCGTAAACCTAAAGCCCGCAAATCGTTAAGTCAAGCTGAAAAACCTGGTGACATCAAGCTCAACGCAAAATCTGGTCTTGATAAAGCACAATCTAGTCGTAACAAAGGTCTTTCTTTTGACGCTGCTGCGGTAAAAGCTGCATTAGAAAAGTTCGGTGCGCCTGAACGGTTCGACGACATTAAACGACATGTGTCTAAGGGTATCCAACAGATGCATGTTAAACGCACCAAGGTTAATCAAAAACAAGGCAAGACAGTTACAACTATTGGTCACATTGGTTCTGTCAAAGGCGGTTATCTCAACGTGCCTGAAAACCTGATGTTTGAACCCGCTTCTACCAACTTTAGTCGTCAACATAAAGATGATTTGCCAGAAGATGTCTTGCGAATGCTTGGTATCTTCAAAAGCTGGGAAGAATACGTTGCTTACTACTTGTTTGAAGACTTGCAAATGGACAAGATCCTAACTAAGTCTGATCGTAAACGAATTATTAACGGCGAAGACTTTGAAAAGGTCTTTCGTCAACGTGAAGCTCTTATCGAAGCATCAGTATGAACAACGTCCTAGAGGCGTTACAGGGCGACTTCAAGCTGTTTCTACAGGCAATGTGGTCTCAGCTTGATCTACCCGAGCCTACAAAAGCACAATACGCAATCGCTGATTACTTACAGCACGGTCCAAAACGACTGCAGATTCAAGCTTTCCGTGGGGTTGGCAAATCTTGGATTACAGGTGCGTTCGTGTTGTGGGTCCTTTTTAACAACCCCGAAAAGAAGATCATGATTATCTCTGCTTCTAAGGAGCGTGCAGATAACATGTCTATCTTCCTACAAAAACTTATCATTGAAACGCCATGGCTTTCTCATTTACGCCCGAAGTCCGACGATGCAAGGTGGTCGCGGATAAGCTTCGATGTGAACTGCTCACCAGCCCAAGCTCCAAGCGTAAAAAGCGTGGGCATCACTGGGCAGCTAACCGGAAGCCGCGCAGATTTAATGATTCTAGACGACATTGAAGTTCCTGGTAACTCAATGACAGAAATGATGCGGTCTAAGCTTCTACAACTCTGTACTGAAGCTGAGTCTATCCTTACACCAAAGGATGACTCCCGCATTATGTACCTCGGTACACCTCAAACTACTTTTACGGTCTATAAGAAGCTTGCAGAGCGTAATTACAGACCTCTTGTGTGGCCTGCAAGGGTTCCACGTAAGATGGCTAACTACGAAGGCGTCATAGCCCCACAACTGCAGGCTGACATCGATAACGGTGCTCAACCGTGGGATGTAACTGACCCAGACCGTTTCCAAGATGATGATCTACTCGAACGTGAAGCGTCCATGGGACGTAGTAACTTCATGCTTCAGTTTATGCTCGATACGAGCCTTTCTGACGCAGAGAAGTTCCCACTTAAAAACAGTGACCTCATCGTCACTTCTGTTAATCCTACTGACGCTCCAGACAACATCATCTGGTGCTCAGACCCCCAAAATTGTATCAAAGAACTCCCGACTGTCGGACTACCTGGAGATTATTTCTACAGTCCAATGCAGCTCCAGGGGGAATGGGGTCCTTACTCTGACTCAATCTGCAGCGTTGACCCGTCGGGTCGTGGATCGGATGAAACAGTTGCGGCTTATATCAGCCAACGAAATGGTGTCATGTACTTGCACGAGATGCGTGCTTACTCGGACGGATACAGCGACAACACGTTACTGGACATTCTAAGAGGTTGTAAAAAGTACGGAACTAAGACACTGCTTATTGAATCTAACTTTGGAGACGGTATCGTTGCTGAATTATTTAGGAAACATCTTCAACAGACTAAACAAGCCATCCACATCGAAGAAACACGTGCCAACGTACGTAAAGAAGACAGAATTATTGATACCCTTGAGCCTGTACTTAACCAACACCGGCTTGTTGTAGACAAAAAGGTTGTTGAGTGGGACTACGCTTCTAATCCTGACACAGCACCTGAGAAACGACTTGAATACATGCTCTTCTACCAGATGAGTCGTATGTGTCGTGAAAAAGGTGCAGTTAGACACGACGACAGGATAGATGCACTAGCACAAGGCGTTAAATACTTTACCGACATCCTTTCTATCTCAGCACAGCAACAGATCATTGATCGTAAACGTGATGAGTGGAACGACCTCCTAACTAACTGGGAAGATGACCGTGATTGTTTTGCCAGTCACCTTGTTTTTAACCTTAATATGGAACAAAGAAACAAGTCAAGAGGCAACGACAAAAATGGAGTCTCCACCTGGGTTTAGGAGCGGTCCCACATGTATACAGGAGGAAGGGTGGACCTCCTGTGACTCGGGGATCTTCGGATCCCCCTTATCTAATGAAACTAGACAACTGATGATCACGATGACGTGTTCATTCGGTGACTCCTTTACTACTGTATGTCCTCCGTCCAACTAATTCATTCAACTCCTAATGGTGATGACCTCGTAGCTTACATGGCACGTGTGTCTAACCCTAATAATCAGAACAACACTGAGACCAGTGCAAGGCTGATTAAATACCTTATTAAACATAAACATTGGTCACCGTTTGAAATGGTGAACATGTGCGTAGAAATCAACACTACTCGTAGTATTGCAGCTCAAATTCTTCGTCATCGTAGCTTTAGTTTCCAAGAGTTTTCCCAACGTTATGCTGAGGTGACTGCTAAACCTGATGCTCTCGTTGTTCGTCGTCAAGATGATAAGAATAGACAGTCAAGTATTGATGACGTTGACCCTTATACCTCTCAGGACTTTCAAATCAAAGCTCAACAGGTATATGACTTGTCATACGGTTTATACAACGAAATGCTAGCAGCAGGCATTGCTAAAGAGTGTGCGCGGGAGGTCTTACCTATGTCAGCACCTACAAAGCTGTACATGAACGGCACATTGCGGTCTTGGATCCATTATACGGAACTTAGATGTGCAAATGGTACACAATTAGAACATCAACAGATTGCAATACAGTGTCGTGACCTGATTAAAGACAGTTTTCCGCAGGTTTACGCAGCATTATGGTAGTTTGGTCCGTCGTATGGATGCTGTTGGTACTAATGTCAGCAGTATCCTACGTTATTTACAAGGTCATAAATTTTGACAAAAATGTTTGAAG